TCAGGCCGGCACGGGTCTCATGGCCAGGATCTCTTGCGCGACCTTCAGCCAGTCCCGGAACTCCGACATCGGCAGATCGAGAACCTCGTTCAGCGGGGTGCTGAGGGCATGCGCGACCAGACCGCACGCCCTGCGCAGATCATGAGGCGTCACGCCGCCGCGGGATCCTCCGGGCCAGTCTGCTCCGGGCCATAGTACGCCTCGACTGCCGCCAGCGCCTCGGCCCGTGTCAGGCGGTCGAGTTGCAGCATGTCGGATTCAACGCCGACACTTGCGTAATAGGGCTCCAGCACCTCGCGCCGGACCCTGTCCATGTCGCTGTCGCGCAGATCGAGGATCGTATCCTTCGGCGCGCCCGCCATGCCGGCCAGCAGCGCGACCATCTGGTCGTAAAGCGTGTCGAGCTGCTGCACCTCGATATTCACGCGCAGCGTCGGTTCGTCGAAGACCAAGTGATCGACGACCGCGCCGTCGCGGGTCAGGGGCCGCTTCAGGGCAACCTTGATCGGATAGTTCATGTTGGCCCTCACACCATCAGCGCCGCGCGAATGCTCTCGCGCTGGCTTTCGCCGTTCACCGAATAGTCGAAATCGTCGATCTCCCAGATCTCGGCGCCGTCGATCTCGAACCGGGCATAGTTCTGGGTGATCTTGTATTCGCCCTCGGATTTCTGGCCCGGCGCCCAGGTCTCGTCGCTCGGGTCGATCAGCCGGCCGCGGCTGGTGTAGACGGCCTGGTGCACCGTGCCGTCCTCGTCGACCAGGGCGCCCGCGAACATGAAGGTGTTTTCGGTGCCGGGCTTGCCGGTCATCAGGCCCTGGGTGTGCGGATCGACGCCAGTCATCTTGACCGAGAGGTCGCTCAGCTCGTAGCCCATCGCGACCGTCCGCTCCTTGATCATCCCGCCATTGCGGAACTTCTCGGTGATCTCGCGCGGCTTGGCGATGGTCATCTCGGGGACCTGGCCGAGCTTTGAATCGTTGTCGAGCCACGCGGTGCAATCGCGCAGCACATAGGCGAGTGTGGTCTTCATCTGCCGTCTCCTGTCATGGCGATGCCGCCCGGCCAGTGTCGGCCGGGCAGAGGGTCAGGCCGCGCTCAGGCGGCGGCAGCGGCCTCGCGCACGAGGTCGAGGTAATAGTCGATGTCGCGATAGGCGATGAAGCGGATGTCCTCCATCGGAGCCGGCGGCTCGAACTTGATCGACAGGGTGATCTTGCCATCGGCCATCTGCGTCGGATCGTTCCGGGTCGCATCGAACCAGCACTTGCCGCCGATGATCGCCCCTTCGTTCTTGTAGTTCCACAGCGCGGAATTGGCGCTGGCGACCATCAGCCGGATGTTGGCGGCGCTGAACGGCCGGTCGACGAACTCGAGGAAGGCATCGCGGATCGCGCCGTTGATGAAGTCCATCGTGCGCCGGACCGAGAAGAACGCGGTCAGGCTTGCCGCCCCGCAGCCGCGGTTGCCCCAGGTGACATAGCCCGCCCCATGGTTGACGATGGTCGCGACCTCGTTTTCGTTCAGCAGATCGGCCTGAATGCCGCCGACCGGCGTGTCGGCGCCCATGATGCCGTTGATCGGCTTGTTCGATTCCGAAACCCAGAAGCCCCTGGTGCGATCGACATGGGCCATGACGCCGGCAAAATAGGGCGAGGTCGGCTTTTGCACCGCAAGGCTCGTCCCGGTGTCCCAGACCCGCACCGTGCCGGGCCAGAGCAACTTGATCCGCTCGGACGCGATATTGGCGCGGAACGCGATGGCGTCGGTCGCAATGGCGGAGGGCGCATCCATCAAGGCGACGGCCTCCAGATCCTGCAGGATCGCCGGCAGTTCGGCCAGCACGGCGGTATTGTCGGCCGTGGTGAAGCCCGGCGCGATGATGATCCGCGGCTGCACGCCAAGGAGTTCCCTGGCGAGCTTCAGCGCATGCAGCCCGGTGCCGCCGATCGAGGTGCCGACGATGGCGCTGATCGTCTCTGCGGTGTCGGCACCCTCCTCGACCCGCACCACGACGACATTGGTCGCGCCCTGATCGAAGATCGCCTCGATGGCGTCAAAGAGCGTGCCAGTCGCACCAAGGCTTTGGGCAAGCGTCGCATCGCCCGGCAGCAACACCGGCGTGTTTGCCGGAAAGTCCGTCTCATCCGCGTCCGGCGCAGTCCCGACCAGTCCGATGACCGACGAATCCGCGGTGCGCACCAGCACCGGGGTTTCGGCAGACTCCTCCAGCCGGGTGCCGTGATGGAACCCCGTGAATGCCATGATTGTCTCCTGCTTTGGGTGTGGTCCCGGTCCCCCGGGAAAGCTCGGCCTGCCCTGTCAGATCGGCAAGATCGGGCAGATCGGTCAGGCCGCGGGCATCGTTCCGAGGACGCCGTCATAGAGATCGTCGATCCAAGGATCGTCGACGCCGGTCGCGGCCGAGAACAGCGTCGCGGTGTCTTCGTCGCCGCGCACGAAGCGGGTCGCATATTCCCAGATCACCGCGGCCGGATCGTCGGCGGGCAGCGTTGCGACATGGCGCTGGACGAGGTCGAGCAGATTGCCGGCCTCGGGGAAGGCTGCGGCGAGCGGCGCCATCTCGGCAATGTCTGCACAGGCACGCAGGGCAAGCCGCAGCTGCACGGAAGACAGCTCGGCCGTGGTCCGCCAGCGCGCCAGCCGTTCGTCGTATGGATCGACGACTGGATCTTCGAGCACCGGAACGCCGCCCGCCCCGGCGACGATCCGTTGGCCCTGCGCAATCCCGGCCAGCAGCCCCCTGTAGGCGGCATCCTCGATATCGACCGCGTCCGAGGGGATATTCTTGCCGTGCACCTCGCGCTTGTAGAAGCCGCCCGTCGATGGCGCATACATCATCATGTCAGTGTCCTATCGCGATGATGCGCCAGCTGTTTACCGCAGGTGCCGGCTGTGCGCGTTTGAGGGAAAAAATCGTCCGGTACGTATCGATACCGACGATGTCGTCAGACAGGGCCACCGTTCCGGTGGAGCGTGTCGAGACCGCCTGAAGGGCGGCAATCGGAAACTCGATCGGCCAGGGGGCCGTGACCGTGCTCTGCGATTCCGTGAATGTGACGGAACACCATTGTATCACCAGCCCACCAAGCCAGGCCGGTGCAACGAGGAAGCCATTTGCCCCCCAGAACACCGAGAAGCCGGCCTTCACGGCCAGTGCGGCAAGCGCGTTATAAAGCCTGCCCGGCGACACCGCCTTCGCCGTTACAACCCCGGCATCGGCCTCGGCCTGCGTCGCAAAATCGACCGCGAGCGTCCGGTTCTGCGCGAGGCTGCCACCGCCGGTCAGGCCGGAGCCGGTGTCGACCAGGCGCTCGACCGGCACATAGGCGTCCGAGGACGGCACCACGATCACCAGATTGTCGAGATCCGAGAAGACGACGTTCATCCGCAGAACGACGGTCGCCAGATCGACGGGCTTGTAGACCGGCGTGTCATAGCAGGCGATCGCGAACAACTCGCCGTCGGCATCGAAGAGCCCCGCCTCGCGAATGGTAAACGGCCCCTCGCCCGCGGTCAGTTCGATCTCGAAGAACGTCGTGTCGGTATGGCCCGGCACAACGCCCTGCGCCTGCACCGCCTTGCGGCCAGTCTCGTTGGCAAGCGCCGTTTCCGCCCCCGACATCGGCGGAACGCCACTGCCCCAGGCGATCTCCGAGATCGCCAGCTCGGTGCCGTTTGCCAGTGCCGCCGCCTCCTTGTTGCGGCCGACATCCGTGATCAGTGCAGTCCAACCCATGTGCTCTCCTATGACCCTATGGTCGCGATCATCCTGACGATCGACACGACCGTGTGCCCCCGCGCGATCTCGACGACCGGCGCGGGTTCGATTCTGGTATTTGCGACCGTCCGGATGATCGCCGATGGCCAGGCGGCCCGGCGGGCGGGGGCATCGACGCGCACCCCGATGGCCAGATCCCAGCCCCGCGAGACCGGGGCCGCCGAGGCCAGCACCTGGCGCATCGCGCGCACCACGGGTCCGTTGACCTCGAGCTCGGCCTCGCCCGTCGTCGGGCTGCCCGCCACGGCGAGAACGCGATAGGTCGCCGGCACGCCGCTGCCGCCCTCCTGCCACCACTCGACCAGCTCGACCTCGACCCCGAAGACCGACATCGCCGTCTTCACCGCATGCGGCGGGCCCTTGTAGCGATGCACCTCGGCCGACACCGCGATCACATTGCGCTTGACGTCCTCGGGCCAGCCGTCGTCCCACATGTCGACGCTGTTCTCCCAGGCAAGGAAGTCGAGCAGCGAGGCCGGAACAGCCCACGGATCCTTGGTGACCATCTCGACCGGCAGCGCCAGCAGCCGCTCCTCGAGCAGGTCCATGGCCTTCGCAAGCCCGGTCGCGGTCTGCGGCAGCATCGGGATGCCGTCAGACATTCCACCAGCCTCCGGTGATCGCGGTGACCGTCAGCGCGATGTCGGTGCAATGCGGCGCCTCATAGGGCCCGATCGGGACGTCCTCCGGGGGCTCGGTGACGATCACGTCGACCACGCCATCGACCTTCAGGGCCGCGGCCAGCGTCGTGCGGTAGAGCTTGCGTCCGATCGCCAGCCGCTTTGACACGAAGGCCGCGACCGATGCCTGCGCCGCGGCAAGCACGATTGCCGCGGCTTCGGCACTCGTTACCTGCAGCTCGGCCTCGATCCGATAGGCGACAGGCGTCGCCGAGAGCACGGTCACCTTGTCGGCAACCGGCCGGCGCTTGTCCGGGATCAGGTTGGCATGGACCGCGTCGATCAGATCGGGGGGCGCCGATCCGTCGCCCTCGCGCGACAGGATGACGATCTCGGCATTGCCCGGCACGATGGCGGGCGTCACCTCGTGGTTCGGGCCATAGGCCGCCACGTCGCGCACCCGGTCGTCGGCATCGAGCGCCCAATAGACATAGGAGCCCTCGGTGCCGTGCGGCGAGTAGGATTCGATGACGAGCTGGATCCGCGCCCGGAACTCGTCATCGTCCTCGAGGACCGGATTGTCGGGATCGCTGTCGTCGAGGATCTTCCTGACGACGCCGCGATTGGCGCCGATCTGGTCGAGATCGCCCTCCCTGGCGCTTGCCAGAAAGATCGCGCGCACCGCCTCGTTCAGCCGGTTGGTCAGATAGATCTCGCGCGCCGCGGCGGCCTCGTTCAGATAGCGCATCGGGCTTGCCGCGATATTGCGCGCCAGCGCCATGATCTCGGCGACTTTGGTTGCGGTGAACCGCTCGGCCAGCCGCTGTTCAAGTTCGTCGAGGCGGGCTGCGAGCATCGCGTCGAAACTCAGGACCTCGATCGCCGTCATCTGCGGCAGCGTCGAGAGGTCGAGGGCGGCATAGCGGCTCATGCGTCACTCCATGATTTGACGGACCCCTCCGCCAGCGACACGGTGATCGACCCGTCGCTGGCGCGCGTCGTGTCGCCCAGGTGCCCGCGCGGCAGATAGCTGCCGTGGAGGCGGATCTCGGCCACCCCGTCGGCCGAGATCGCAAGCCCGACGTCGCTCAGATCGAACCGCGGCTCCCAGGTGTCGATTGCCTCGGCCACGGCGACATAGAGCGCCATAGTCCCGGCATCGTTCGCCGGGGCGTCGATCATCTGCGGCACGTCCGATCCGAAGTCGCGGCGAAACACCCGCGTCTCGAGCCGGGTCGCCAGCAGCGTCCGGATCGACTGCACGACATGCGGCCATCCTTCGACGGTGCCGCCGGTCTCGTCGTTCAGATCCACGATGCTCAGTCGCCGCTGTCGATCACGACCACGGGCGTGGCGTCGACAAGCGTCAGAGCGCCCAGCATCTGCATGTATTTGGCCTCGACCGGCAGCAGGTCGATCTCGTCGTCGATGGCGCGCAGCTTGCCCGCGATAGGGCGTGCCTCGTTGACGCGATAGCGCTGCGTTCCAGGCCGTTCGGTCACGGCCTTCGGTCCGGTGGCGGTCGCGGCCTTCGCCGTCTTTGCGGCCGTCTTCCGGGCCGAGACCGTGGTGTTCACCTTGATCATCTGTCTCTCCTGATTACCCGGCAAAGACGTTGCCGGAGCCTGTTGCAACTTTCGATCCGCAGGCGACCGCGTCGCCGACCCGCCCGCCCCCCTTGCCGTTGGCGAATACCGTCGATGACCCGCCGGCCAGCGCACTGGCGTGGCATTGCCCCGGCGGATTGCAATGCACCGCCCAGCCATCGCCATTGCGATGCACCGGGATGCCGTTGACGAAGACATCGCCACTGCCGCCGACCGATGCTCGTGCCGGCCAGTCCGCATGGCCTGTCCCCATGTCGCCGCGTCGCGTGACGGCGGGCATCAGTTCAGATCAATCCGCGGGGCAACGGCGACGATGCCCGCATCCGTGATCCGGAGCGCACTGGCGCCGACCTCGAACACGATCTCGTTGCCGCCGCCTGTCACCGCGATACGCGCCGCCCCGACCTGCAGGATCACATACTCGTTTCCCGCCGAGGCCGGACGCGCATTGGCCTCCGAATTGACCGATCCCTGCACCGTCGCGTCGGTCAGATCCCCCGATTCAGACCGCACCCGAACCTGTTGCCCGACCGATGGCGGGATATGGGTTTTGGCGGCGCCGGCGGCCGATTCCTCCCACGGAATCCAGCCGGTGATCAGGGGCGTGCCGCCGCCGGTGATCCGGACCCGGACCCGGCCGTCGGCTGCATTGATCGCGGTGATCACGCCGGTGCGGGTCAACCCGCGCTGCCGGCGCTCAAGCTCGCCGATGCGGCGGCGCATGTCGTCGAGAAGCGAGGCGAGATCCATGTCAGTCCGCTCCTGTCTCCAGCGCCGCGTCCGTCACCGCGACATCGCGGCCAACGCCGCCGAACTCATAGACGCCCATCGCCTCGACATTCCGAACCGGGGCGCCAAGCAGCCGCTCGACCTGCGGATAGAGTGCTGGCTCATGCTCCCCGAGCATCATCGCGAAGAGCGCCGCGTTGGGATGCTCTGCCGCCAGCATCAGTGCCAGCAACCGCCGCCAGGGGCTCGCCGGCGGCAGATCCTGCCCGAGGATCGGATCGGGCAGCGCCTCGACCGAGATCCGCAATTGTCCCGCCGCCAGCCGCAGCCGTTCAGCCCCGGAACTCGACCGTGCCTGCGACTTGCCGCGGATCTGGCCGAGCTCGAGGAATACCTGCGCCCAGGGGTTGCCGGGATCGCTCAGGACCCGCCAGATCTGGCAGGCCAGAATATCGAGGATCAGCTCGAGGCTGGCGTCGGTCGCGGGCAGCCCCTCGACGATCTCGCTCCGCCCGGTCTCGCGATCGGCGACAGCCATCGCCGCCGAAACGCCGGTGTTGAACACGACCTCGACCACCCCGTTGCCGCGCAGCCGTGTTGTGGCGTCCAACGTGTGATCGGCGGCATCGGTATAGACCGCGATGAACGGCTGCTTTCTATCCGTCGTCACGCGGCCGTCCGGCCCCAGATCGAGCGGCGCGATCTCGCTGTCGAGAACATTGTCCCCGACCAGCGTTGCGCCGCGCAGCGCCTCGACGGCCGCCGTGCGCAAGGCCCACATCGCCAGCGACATCAGATATCTCCAAGCCTGCAGATCAGGCGCAAATGACTTCTGGCATCGACGGACATCACCTCGAACATCGGCTGACCGGCCCGCGCCAGGGCAGCGATGCGGTCGCCTTGCCGGATGTCGAGATCGGCAAAGACCTCGCGATCGATCCGCAACTCGCCGCCGTCGGCCCATTGATCGGTGCGCCGTTGCCGACCCGCACCCGTCGCCGCGCGCTCCCCGCTGCGCAAGGTCGCCGCGATCTCGCGCGGGCTGCGGCCGGTGTCCGGCACGCCCGCCGCCATCGGCAGATGGCGCAGCGGTTCGGCGAACACCTCGTCGACCGCCCCTCGCAGCAGTCCCGCGAGATCCTCGATCATGTCGAGCCTCCTGTTCCTTCGACTGTCCCCGGCGCCGCGGCGCCGGGGCAGTCAGCCAACGTCAGCCGATGGTCAGATGGCGCAGCGCCGCCGGCCGCGTGCAGATCGACAGGCTGTTCGATTGCGCCTCGAGGTTGCGCCCCTTGCCGTTCGGCATCGGGTATTGGCGCATGTAGCGCGGCAGCGCGATGGTGTTCACCGTCTCCTCGTAATCGGCCGGCCCGAAGATCGTCATGAAGAGACCCGGCACACCGACCGGAACGATCCGCGCCGAGTCGGGCGCGATGAAATCGACCGCGCCCGCCTGCGCCCTCGCGCTCTTGCCGGTGCGATACCGCTCCCAGACGACGCCGCCGAAGGTGAAGGTATCGGGGGCGCCATTGCGCAGCGTGGCCGCGTCCGACCAGCCGATGAAGGTCTCGCGCACTTCCTTCTGATCCCAGAGCGCGGCATGAAACTCGGGCCCGCAATAGGCGTGCAGACCGCTGTAGGTGGCGTCGAGATCGTCCTCGAGCGGGAGGATCACCTCGGCCTTGAGGGCCGAGGCAAGGCCCGCCACATCGGCATCGATCCCGATCGCCACAGGCGCCGGTGCCGCAAGACCGAAGCGCGCGTAAAGGTCATGCAGCACCTTGCCGGACTTCGAGGTCACAAGCCCCTTGATGGCGCCGACGCGCTGATGCTCGAGCGTGGCGTCGAGCGAGCGCGCATAGCGGTCCATGCGGCTGTCGATGCGGGCCTGCAGCGTTTCCAGCTGGTTGACGCTGCCGAGCATCTTCACGCCCTGCACCTCTTCGGCAAAGATCGCGTCATCTATCTGGAAGTGGTGCATCTCGAACGGAACCAGCTCGCGGTCATCGCCACCGAAGGTCTCGCCCGGGCCGCCGCGCGGCGACGGTTCGACCAGGTTCAGGAACTTGCCCTCGCGCTCGATCTTGACGGTGGTCACCGCCTGGAAATCCTCCTCGAAGATCCCCGAGGCGCTGATCTGCCCGGGGGCATAGGGCCGTTCGTTCAGCGCCGCCGTCAGGGCGATGACGCTGAAGCTCAGGTCGTTGAATTGTTCCATCATGGGCCCTTTCAGCGCACGCGGATGCCGACGGCATCGAGTTCTGCCGCCTTCGCGGCGATCCTGGTCGTGTCATCGACCGATGCGTCATGGATCAGGCAAGCGGCCTTCACGACGGCATCGCGGTCCACGACGGTCACATCGACATCGGCGCCGGTCGCGTCGACGCCATAGGCGAGGATGGCGAGCGCAACCTCGGCCCCCTCGATCCCGGCGGTCTCGGCCGCGGGGCTTGCGGTGAACTTGCCGCTCGCCGCAATCTTGCCGAGCACGGTTCCCGCATCGAGCACGCCCGCGCCGCTCGCGATCGTCGCGACAGCCCGGCTGCGGTTGCCGTTCGCTTCCGACAGCAGGAAGGCCAGCGCCCGCGGCGCCATGGTCTCATTGGTCAGCATCACTTGCCCTCCATCGCGGCACGGCGGCTCGCCCGGATCTTGTTGTGGTTAATCGCGGCCGCGGGCTTCGCGCCGCCGCCGGCCGGGGCCGGCTCGGCCAGCGCGGCCGTCCGGCTCTGCCGATAGGTCTCGGGCGTCGGCGTCTCGACCGACGGATCCTTGGGCGCGCTTGCGGTGCCCGCCGGCAGATCCGCCGCCGCCTTCGCCAGAAGGCTTTCGGCCGCCGCGGCGGTCATCGCCGTTTCGAAGGCCAGATGTGCAGAGAGGCCCGGCAGCATCTTTGCGTTGTCCGATCCGAGGATCGCCTTGATCCGGCCGCGTTCATCCGAAGCGGTCGGCACGAGCGCCGCCGCCCCGGACCCCGGCACAGCGTCGTTGTCCGCCTCGGGGCGGGGGTGGTCTTTGTCATCGTTGTCTCCTGTGTCTGACGGTTGGATCGTGCGGGCGCGCTGGCCCCCTGGCGCCCGGGCCCGCCTGCCCAGCGTTTGGTGTCGGCCAGGGCGACCAGCCGCTCCGGCGCATGTGCATAGGCGCGGTAATTGAAGGCTGCGGCCTCGATCGCGTCGGTCGCGTCGGTCGCCGTGGCAAAGCCGCGTTCGACCGCTTCCGGGCCGGTCAGCCACAACTCGCCCTTCATCTCGGACCGGATCGCCGCCGCATCGCCGCCGGTGACATCGGCATAGATCCCGGCCATCAGGTTGCCCAACTTGTCGAGAACGGCGGCGGCCCTGACATGATCGGCCTCGGTCCCGTCGACCCAGCCCGCCGGGTCATGGATCATCATCAGCGCTCCGCTGCGCATGGTGATCGTGTCGCCGGCCATGGCGATGATGCTGGCGGAACTCACCGCTGCGCCATCGATCGACACCGCAACCTTGCCGCGGTGCGCCTGCAGCGCGTTGTAGATCGCGATCCCCTCGTCGGCGATGCCGCCGCCCGAGTTGATCCTGACCGTCACGTCGGTATCGCGGCCAAGCTCGGCCAGCGCCTCGAGCACCTCGCGCGCCGTGAACCCGTCCCAACAGGCGTCCCCGACGTATCCGTAGAGCACCAGCTCTCCGTCGACCAAAACCGGCATGCAAATCTCCTGTCTGATGTGCGCGCGCACGCGCTGCCGCCTGCGGGCTCTGCCCGGGCGTCCGAAGGTTCCCCTGTTCGGAAATGTCCGCGGGCGCCGCGGGCGCCCCTGCCTCAGCTGAACCTGACCTTCATGGCATAGCGCCGCCGCCGCCCGCCCGAGGCGCGCGCGCAGGCGTCCTCGTACTGCGCAATCATCTTCGCCAACCTTGCATCGTCTGCCCGGTTGAACGTGACCTCCTCGTCGTCGAGCCGCACGGTCTGTGCCACAGCGCCCGTGCCCAACCGCAGCTGCAGCTTCCGCAGCGCGGTCACCACATCGCAGGGGGCATTGATATCGACACTATCGGTGCCGATCCTGACCGTTGTCGTCACGCTCATGGTGCCACCATCTCGATCTGTTGCGACCCACCGGCGGTCGCGTCATAGGGCGATGCCATCCCGGCCTCGACATAGCGCCGATGCTCCTGCTGGCGCTGCTCGAAGAGCGTATCGGCATCGGTGCCAAGATCGCCGGTCTCGATCTCGATCGAGGATGTGCCGTTGCGCAGCCGCTCGCTCGCGGCCTGGGCCGTTTTCTTGTCGTCAGCGGTCGGCCGCGGCGGGCCTTGCCATTGCGCCCGCGTGATCGCGGCGCGATGCGCCCTGAAGGCCGCGTAGCCGCCGCGCAGCGGAATGCGCCCCTCGCCGATTTCCTCGTCGAGCCAGTTGGCATAGATCGGCTGGCAGATCGGCGCCGCGACCCGCTCGCGCCGCCGCATCACCACCGGCCAGATCGACGCCACATCCATCCGCACGCTCGAATAGGTCGCGTCCGAGTTGTTCATGGTGAAGGCGCCATAGGTGATGCCGATCGCACGCGCGACCTCGCGGTCCATCGACGAGCGGAACGGCAGGTACTCGGGCCCCGGAACGCTCGCCCCCTTCAGCGACAGGTCCTCGCCCGGGCCAAGGTGGCTGACCTGCGGATCGGCCCCGACGCTGATCCGGCTGCTCGCGGCGGCATCGAGCTTCGATCCCATATAGGCCACGAACTCTTCCGACAGCGCCCGGCCCTTGTCGCCGCTGTCGCTCAGCGCCTGCAGCGCCTCGAAGGCATCCTGGCTTGGCGCATCCGAGGTCAGCGTGATCGCGAATATCGTCTGCAGGATCGCCATCTGCAGCGTTGAATCGTCCAGGATCTCCGCCTGAAGATACTTGCGGAACGCCGACACCAGCTGGCTGATCCCGCGCACATCGTCGGCATCGACCGGATCGAAGACATGCACGACCGCCGGCCTTGCATCTGAATCAAACGCGGCAAAGTCCTTCACCGACCGGACGCCGCGGTCCCAGACCTCGAAGCGGTAGGACAGGCGCCGGCCGATCTCGTCGTGGCGCACCCCCTGGAACAGCCGCTCGGAATAATTGGTGTCCTGCACCAGCCGCGAGGGCGTGATCATCCTGACCTTGGTGCCGGTCTCGATCCCGTATCTGCGGCGCTGCGCGGTGCCGAAGAAATCGAACATCGCCAGCGCCTCGCCATAGGCGATGTTCCAGCGCAGCGAGATATCGACCATCTGGGCGACCGTCAGCCGCCCGCGCGCATCGCATTCCTCAGGGGTCCGCGACCAGCGCTCCCACCGCTGGCGCACATTGCGGATCCACTCGGCGGCCTGTTCCCTGCTGTAGCCGAGGGCCGCCAGATCCGGCATCGGCGTCAGGGTCAGGCCGACGCCGACGGTGTCGGCCATCACCTGGTCGACCGCCCCCTTCAGCTGGCCCGAGTTCTGGATCATGTCGAGCGCCAGCGTCGAGGTCCGCGACCACACCCGGCGGATCTCGTCCCGGCTCGGAACAAGGCTCGCCGCCCGCGAGGCGATCACACCCGAGCGGGTGTCGCGCAGATACTGCGCCCGCGGCCGGGGCGCTGGCGCCGCTGCGCGCAGCGGCCGTCCGTCCGGCCCGAGCAGGTTCGTCTGGTACGCCATCGAAGTCTCCGTAAACGTGATGCCGGCGCAGGTCTTCGAGCTGCCCGATCATCGCGACGACGTCCCCCAAGGACATCGCTGTGGCTGTGGCTGCGGCGTCCGAGGCCCCCAGCATCAGGCAGAGGGCAGATGTGCGGACGAAGCTGCCATCCCTCGGATGTCGGCTTCGCTCAAGGGACAGAAACGGTGGATTCCGCCGGTGACAAAAACGGATGAGTTTTGACCGTTGAGCGCGGCATAGCGGACCTTCACCGATGGGCTGGCCACTGTCCGCAGTGCGGACGGAACGGACTTTCGCCTAACCCATGAGAAGGTTGCCTTTCGGGCATGCAGAATCATAGCAAATGCTTGAACGAAGAGGCCCGGGCTGACTTCAGGCAAGATGCATCCGAAAAGGTCTTAGATGAAATATGCCCGTGTAAAATCGGAACTTA